GATCAATATACGGAGTTCGAGAGAGTCGATGCCGAAATATGTGACATCGATCTGTTTTCAGACGATCGATACCATATACTAAGCACCGCTCGCTGTATTTGTCGTAACATCATCAAAGATATTACACTTGATGGGGATCCATGTCTACCTAGACCTGGACCCGGTGCGACTAATACACCCGTCGAAAAGCACATGCGATACAGACCGCATAGGCTTTATGCTCAAATAGAGCGACAGTTTCCAGCTTGGGATGGGTGGTACTCATCTCATCCCTGGAATTTTGTTGTTCAGTCTGACATTTATCGAAAGCTTTACGCTAACGTTATAGATGAACCTACTAGTCGTTTTAAATTTGTCCCGAAAACTCAGGACAAGGCTAGAGGTATCTGCATTGAAGAAAACGAAGTTCAGTTTCTCCAGCAAGCTATACGAAGGCTTATTACGCGGCATATATTGCGTGATAAGCATTTAAAATCTCGTATCGCACTCAACGACCAGACAATTAACGCTGGTCTTGCCCTTAAAAGCTCACTAACTCGCGACATGTCAACTATTGATATGTCTGAAGCCAGTGATAGGGTTGCTAGAGATTTGGTCTCCTGGTTATTCCAGGACAACCCAGATCTCCATGATGCATTGATGGCTTTATCCACGAAGTGGATCACGCCACCAAAAGAGGCTGGAGGCCAACCCTTAATGCGGACTAATAAGTTCGCACCGATGGGTTCGGCACTTTGTTTTCCCGTGATGTCCCTAGTGCACTATTGTTTGTGCAGGGCCATCATTCTGTTATCAGACATTGCAGATCGCCAAGAGAAATCGCATTTAGTGTATGTCTATGGGGATGATATAATTATTCCTTCGGACTGTTACACTGCGATAACGGACTGGCTCCCTCGCTTTGGTATGAAACTTAACCAAACGAAGTCGTTCGTCCGTTCCCATTTTAGGGAGTCTTGCGGCATCCATGCCTACAAGGGGCATGATATTACCCCTGTTTATGTCAAACATATTCCATATCCTCAGTCTATTGGCACGTTATGT